ATTACTCTGAATATACCGACGACACGGTGATGACCGTAGCCAACGCCGATTGGTTACTGACGGGAGATAGCCTATTGGGCATCATGCAAGACTATGGAAACCGTTACCCAACGGCCGGGTATGGGGGAATGTTCAGAAGTTGGCTAAGGAGTGACAATCCGCAACCATACAACAGTTTCGGAAATGGCTCGGCCATGCGTGTAAGTCCCGTCGGTTGGGCTTTCGACACGTTGGAGGAGACGCTCGAAGCAGCCAAGCAGAGTGCGGAAGTGACCCACAACCATCCCGAAGGCATCAAAGGCGCACAAGCCACCGCGGCCTGCATCTGGATGGCCCGCATAGGCAAGAGCAAACAAGAGATTAAGGAGTATGTAGAAAACACCTTCGGCTATAATCTTTCACGGACATGCGATGAGATACGGCCTGCCTACAGATTTGATGTGACCTGCCAAGGCTCCGTCCCCGAATCTATCATCGCCTTCCTTGAAAGTACCGACTACGAGAGTGCCATCCGTCTAACCGTATCGTTAGGCGGAGATGCCGACACCATGGGAGCCATCACGGGTGGCATTGCCGAAGCCTTCTATGGAGAAGTGCCTGAACATATCCGCAAGGAAGTGCTAAAGCGCCTGCCCAATGAATTCACTGAGGTGATGCAACAGTTTTACGAAAAGTTCGTTGAAAGAATCATTGTCTGACGAGAAGGAATAACCAATCGTCCAACAAAAAAGAAGGGTGTACCTGCATTTCAGGCACACCCTTCTTTCTATTTACACAATGGAGAAAATCAACCTCCAAAGTTATCGTACATTACTTGTACACCAACCGTCAATTGTCTGATTTTCAAGTAAAAACCCACATTGTTAAAGAAAGCGAGTAACAAATCAGTAACAAAATAGCAAAAAAAATGCTTTTTGTGGGTTTTCACATTGCAAATATAGGCAAAACTTAGAAAATACACAAACGACACAACAAAAAAGGGCAAAACTCATCGCTCTGCCCTCCTTGTCCTCTTACTCTTCATTGTCTTGCGTGTCTGCTCGTCTTGGCCGTCTCTCAGCAAGTGCCAATAAAGCCCGTTTCTGCTCTTCATTCTCCACAATGAAGGTTATACCCGTGTCAATCTGCCCCGTGTGTTCAAGGTTCTGTTTATGCTTCCACCTGTCGGGGGCGAGGTTTGTGAGCAAGAAAATGCCCGCGGTAACATTGGGCTGCACCCTCTTGGCCGTTACCGTCCTTTTCTTCAATACCTCCTTTCCTTCTTTGGTCACATATTCCTCTGCCCGTTCTTCATACTCATAGCCACAGGCCGATTTGTACAGGCTCTTCACTATCTCACGTTCCAAAGCCTCCAAAAATACCCCCTGTGCCTTTTTTATAGCTTCAGAAAATTCAGATTTGCCCATCCATTGGTAATACGTCTCTTGGCTTATATCCATCGCCTTACAGAACTGCATGAGCGTTGCCCCTCCATGCCCCATGAGGCCGTTTTCCTTCACCCAATCGGCACACATCCCCACTTTTTCAATACTGTATCTCCTAATCCTACAAATTATATTTCTCCCAACTGTTCCAATATTTGCACTCTCTTCTGCACACGGTTTATCTCTTCCACACTCACCACAGGCGTAGGGGATTGTTTGTTTGCTACAATCACTGCCCCTGCTATCTCTGTCGCTGCTGTCGCTATCCCTTCACGTACTGCATTTGCCATAAAATCACCTCCTGCACCCCCTCTGCTATGTATTGGCACTCCTCCGCCTAATTGGTTTATATTGCTCAATAATGGTGCAAACATTTCCGTTGCTCGTGCCGTGATAACGCTTTCCCCGTTACTCAGCATGGCGGGTATGCTGTCACTTGTTCCTGTCCCAACTCCTGTAACACGCCCACCACGAGCATAACCGCTGATTGCTTTCTTTGCTGCTGCAATATTGGTAAGGATTTGGGCGATACCTACCGCCATAGGAGCAAGGCCAAATATTCCCTTGCCCGATTCTGCTGCTGTCATTTTTGCTATGGCTTCACCTGTAGAAAATGCTATCTGAGCCAATGCAAGGACTTTTGACAAAGCTTTGAAGTCCTCCCCAAGCTCGCCCATCGCCTGTATACTGTCAGATACGGCCATATTCAGTTTTATTTTTGCCTCGGCCTTGGCTTGCTCTATAGCTATTTCATCCTGTTTCTCTTTCCTCAGTGTTTCTAACCGCTCATTGCAATTCTTGATGAGGTTTTCCATACCAATGGCATTCAATTCTTCGTTTTGCTCAAACGCAATGCCCTGTATTTCCGTCAGTGCTCGGCTTGCAAATTCATATCTTTCTGCTGCTGTGCGTTGCTCATCCGCAAGGGCTATGGCTTCTTTCATCAAACTGTTGAGTTTGTTTTGCTGCTCTATCTGCCTTGTCGTTGATGATTCTACTATCTCCTGCACTGTGTTAAATTGCTGCTCAAACTCTCTCATATCTTCCATTGTGCTGCTTGATAATCCAAGCTCTCCTAACAATTCATTGAATGATATTGTACCATCTTTTACCCTCTGTAATATAGACAATACTTCATCATTCATTTCTGTATATCCAAGCATATTTGCCAATCTCATTTCCGCTGCCTTTTGTTGGGCTTTCATGTCGGCCTGCTCCATATCAAACGCCTTTTTGGCCGCTGCTGTCCGTTCCTCTATCGACTTGGTTACATCGTCAGAAATCATTTTCAGCCGCTCAATGTCCGCCCTGTTTGCCGCCCGTCTCATGGATAGCATTATCTCTTCTTTATCCAGTTGGTTGAGGGCATCACTCAAAGCCCATGCCGCTTGCGTCTCTGCTACTATCTCATCAGTAATGCCCTTGAAAGCGTTCTTTGCCTTCTGTGCCGCACTCTCAAAATCACCGCTGAACAAATCTATCACCGCTTCACCCAATATGGCTACACGATCTAACACAACATCCACGGCTGCACCTACAGAACTCATTACTTTGCGTGCCCCTTCCATGCCTTTTTGCGTCCTTGTCAATGCAGTAACCAACGCACCCAAGGCCACAACCAACGCACCGACTCCAGTAGTCACCAATGCTGCCGTAAAAGCTTTTACGCCCGCCCCTGCAGCTAAAAAGGAACTCTTTATAGCTCCCATTACTGTGGTTGCTTGTCTGGCTGCTTGTGCGTGCTCCTTGAATGATGAAACACTCCCCTTTATATGTTCACCGGCACTGCCTATAACACTCCCAAGCCCTTTCACTGCTGTTACACTTTTGTTGATTTCTGCAACAAATGGAATTTGTGCATTTGTGGCCGCTATGATTGACTGAGTATAGTTGCCTACATTCCGATAAAAACGCCCTGTTTCTTCCTCTGCCCCCTTTATTTCTTTGGTAAGGCTGTTAATTGTCTCTTTCAGTTTTTGCCCTTCCTCGCCTTTTCTCATTGCCTCGCTCATTTCATCATATTGCCTTGTGGCATTGCTCAACTGGGCGCGTAACTGCTTAAGGCTTCCCTCCATCGCGTTTTCTGCCTTGATGTTGTTGCGTATCTCTTTTTCCAATACTCTGATACCGTCCTTAACCTCAGCTGTCTTGGCTTTAGATATGGCCAATTCTGCATCGTATTCCTCTTGGCTGATACGTTTCTCATCCAGTGCCTTTTTTAGTTCTGCCTCTCTTTCTTTTAAGGCTTCCAACTCTTTTTTGTAATCGGAGATGCCTTTAATTGCATCCCCGTACTCTACCCTAATATTTAGGATCCTGGTTTCTTCCTTCTCCATACTTGACAATTTATAAATAACTGCTCCCGTCCTTGCTCTCCATCAACCGCATATAGTACAAATGGCAATGGATTGAGGCCTCAGCTGCTTCCAAATCTTCCATCAACTGCACATAGCCACCCGTTTGCAAAGGTAGATTCTGCTTCAAGTTACGTAACGTGGCCAATGCTCTTGCAGCCATAGCCTTTTCACTATTGAAAAACTCTTCATCTTCTCGCGCTTTCTTTATGTGGTAGGCCAAATCGCCCCCTACCATGATGCTGCCCTCTGTGGCTGCTTGCTTTTTCACTTCTTGTGTCATTGTTTGCCCTCCTTTATTTTTGATTGTAACATCTTCAAACGGTTCAATACGGTTATTGCCTCATCTATACAGTGAAACAAAACCAATCTATGGTTAAATATTAACGGTCTTTCTCGCTCTTTAAGGCTCATTTCCTGCTCAAACTCTTCAAATGAATAGTCCTCAAATACCAAATCATACACTTTATTCAAGTGTTCTTCTATCTCTCCCAATTTGGGCAGGGGCTTGCCCCCTGCAATACTCTTTTTGTTCATCGTCTTAAATATTAAATAATTGATTAAACGTTACCAAAATGTGGTAACAAACACAACTTGTTATATCGCGCGCGTGAGCCCGTCAAGCATAGGCGCAAGCATTTCTCACTTCATCGTCCAATTCTTTTATAAGGGTGTCCGCTGTAAACTTTCCCGCTTTCTCCATAGCATCCTTTATCCGCTTTTTGTAACGTGTATAATACTTTTTATCGTTAAAAACGTTAGAGGCTTTCATTTCCTCCAAGAACAGTGCCGCCTCATCCTGTTCCATTTTGTGGAGGCACAGGGCTAATAATACGTTTATGGCATCGTTTACGTTTTTTATTCTTCCCATATCTACTAAGTCCATATTTATTTTTTTAATACTCAAATAACGCTCTAAATATATCCTTACCATTTGCCCGTAGAAGCCTTTTTCTGCAAGTGTTGAGGCTTCTACCTTTGGGCAGTTCATTTGTTGAGGCAATCGGCCTTTATAGCGTATCTCATACCTCAACAGGTTAGCGCCCTCAAAGCCTACAGGCATAGGCATGCCGCTTTTGCGCGCCTCTTTCCCCTTATCGTAGAAATAAACCTCATCGGGTTGTTCTATCCCATTATGCGTATAGTATAAAGAGCCGTTCTTAACTTCACGATTCCGCCTCTCCATTTCGCCCAAGCGCACAAGATAGGCCGATACAGGATGCTGCATTACATAGGTTCTGCCAAACTCCATTTCTGAAACGGTGGCACAAGCCATATCCACGTGCAAAGCATCGCTTAACCGTTCAATGGCTTGTGCCGTTGTGTACCTATCCAAGGCGGGAATGTTACTACCCTTGTATAGAAACTTTGGCAGGCTTCCACAAACCGTTATTCTATCTTGGCGTAATGCCACCCTTAGCCCGTCCAACCCTCCATATAGCGTTATTTCTCCCGTAGATA